AATGTCACCTTTTCTGTCGGTTTCTGTGTTTGAGTTATCAACTTCTGATGTTGGAGTATAGTCTCCAGAAAGATCAACAATCGCAAACGTATCTGCTCTTTTTTCACAAGTTGAAATCATATGATCCTGTGCAGTTGCACCGTTTGAATCTCCTGTTATTCCTGGCATCGAAATCATATTCATTTCAATTTCTTCAGGGTCAGATACAACATCGACAGCCATTTTAATGGAGTTCATCGCATAACTTGTTAACTCAGTTTTTCCAGTTGAAAGTGCTCTCGTGTTATTAAATGGTTCTTTTTCTTGGATATTAAGTCCATCAAAACCACCAATAAGCGGCATCGTAAACTTGTTAAATCCATTATCAAGAATGGTTTTGTAGCCATTACTTCCAGTTGCTGTCATTGAAGAACCGGTTGAAAATTTGGTTGTTCCTCCATCGACATTTGAACCCTGATATGAGCCGGATAACCAAACTGCGATAGTTCCGCTACCATGATTTTTTCCACTTCCAGTTAAGCAAAGGTCATCTAATGTAAACAGGAATGAATATTCAAGCCCGCCACCAGCGTTCGAGTTTGCCTTTTGGCCCTTCTTACCTGTAGGAGCCGTCACATCGCTTGACACACCATCTTGTGAGGAAATTGCGCTTGGAAATGCTCTCACAAGATCGACATATGATTCGTCAAATCTTCCAAAATCATCGGGTCGTCCAGTTGCGGCTCCAAAATAAGCGTCTTGAGGACTGTTTAAGTTTCCTTGACTTGAACTATCTCGTACATTAACTGATGGGAAATAAATCGATGCAGTAAACCACATTGAATCACTATAAAGAGCTTGTGGAATACCGCTCGCCATCTCATTTCCCATATAAATGGGATTTCGGAAGACATCATATCCATATTCAATAAATACGTTTCTATTCAGAGTTACGGATGAGTGATCGCCGCCAGTCTCATTGGTACTTTGAGTTAATGGAGCTGCTCCACTAAAAAGTGACATTCCCCGCCATCGTACAGGTCCATAAAATCCAAACGGCAAAAATGCAGCGTTTGTTTGTCCATCGTCAACTTGGGAGTTCATGTCCACTCGAATATATTTAGAGTTTGCAGGATAGTTTCCTTCGTATCGATAACGTCGTTCAGTATCATCCCAAACAACTCTCTGATCTCCAATTTTACGAGGAAGATAGTTCATTGAATTTGGATTTAAATCACAAAGAGTAAACTGTTCAACAATCGAAGGTGCTTCATCAGTATCTCTTGCAAGACGAACTTGAACCGTAAATGTCCCATATTCCTCAAATTGATTTGTTGGCCCTTTAATATCTGCAATAGAAATCTTTAAGTTTTGTGCTTCCCAAGCACCAGCATTATGAGTTATAAATCTGAAAAGCTTTTGTTGTTCAGTTGCTTGATAGCTTCCGGTTGCCCCTAAGCTTTGTGCAATTGTCCAACCAGTTTGTGCATTTGAAACACTTCTAAGTTGTTGATTTTGGATAACAGCATCACTTGATCCAGAAGATAAGGGGGCAATAAATCCATAATAAGTGTCGGTATCAATATACTTATCTTTCATATTTTCGAAAGATTCGCCCAAAACATAAGTTTTTCGAGTAGCGGAAGTGTTAATATTGCCGTCAGTTAAAGTTGGGTTGGTATTAAATGCCCGACGAATAAAGTTTTTGCTTGTTCTGTTAAAGTTAAATAAAACTGTTTCTTTGATAACTCCAGTATTAGAATCATTATTTAATGTAGGTCCAACTGCGCCAGTTGTTGCACCAGCACCGATAATATTTGCTTTTAAGTTTCCATTTGAGTCAGTTCGAATCGGAGTAACGCTGCCAGAGAAAAGATTACCAGCAAAAGTTTTGCCCGCAAGCTCTACAGAGCCAGTATAACAATAAAAAATAGCTGCCAAAGCTCCAGTCATTGCGGTGCTGCCGCTGTCTGCCCATGATGCGGTGGCTGCTGCAACCGCAGTATTCTTTACAACTCCCGATGGTATCAAGAAAAGACCGTAAGCACCGCCAGCACCTTGTGTGCTTGGTGCTGAACCAATCTGCCAACCAGCTGCGCCAGCAGCTTGAGTTGAACCAGCATTTGAATGTGCTTTTCCAAGAAGACGAACATAGGTGATTGGAGAACTGCTTCTTAAATAAGCTTGTGCCGCATATGTGCCATATGCTGGGGATAAACTATCGGGGCCATCACGCCAAGGATCTTGTCCTGAATTGCCAGCAACGGGCATTCCAAAAATCTCAACAAACTCAGACATCGAATCCACTTTAACGGCTCGAAGACCTGGGCCACGACTCGCACGACCGATGATAACTGGCCCCACTTCTGATGGTACTGCTGGTAATTGGGAGTTATCAATTTCTGCAATTTTAACTCCGGGGGATACAAATCTAAACTTGCTGATGGGCATTTATACGTTCTCCTTAATAGAAACTAACACTTTTAAAGTCTTTAATAAATAGTATCTTATGCCTCAAAAAGACATGCGAAACCTTAACTCGGCAATTTTCCATGAATCCAGGGCAAATCATCTTCAAAAATAGCCCTTTCGCGAGGAGTATTTACATCAATCGCATTTTCTCTAATAACGATTTCTGGTGTCTCTTGGTTTTTATCTCCGCCAACTAAATGCCCCATAACCTTAAGTTGCACGTTTGTTTGAAAGATTCTGCTTTCTTCTCCCAGTTCCGTTACATTGTTGTTTTCTGCAAAATCTTGCTGAATAAACAACTCATATTGATGTTTGTCTCTCTCTATCACTTCGTAGTTTATTCCTCCAGTTTTTGTAATAAATGGCTGAATAATTTGATTGATCTGTTGTTGATATTCTGTTCTCACTTCAATCGTATATGAAACATCAATATACACCGGCATTGGAATTGATATTAGCTCATAAACTACTTTTTTACCTGGATCTTTTCTTGGAAAGTTTATTCTGGCTGGTCCAGCACCAACTATTTTATTATATTTTCTTGCTGAATATGCATTCTTAAAACCAGCTGTTTTATCTTGCTGGATTCTTCTTGCTATTTCGATTGATCCTCCCTTATAATAACCATTAACAGGATCTGCACTTTTCGGATCAATATTCCCATAAAACATTCCCTTTCGTGTTGGGTCTTTAACTATTCCATCTCTCTTTAATGTTATCATTGGGAAAATCAATGCACCGCCACCATCTCTTAAGTCTTTATTAGATTTAATCTGGTGAGATCGTTCGCCTGCAACCCAAAGAACTGGGACTTTTTTGAACCCTTTATTTGTTTCGCAAAAAATATCCATTTGATCGTTAAGCCAGTCATACACAGCATAATCTATGGTTTCTATTGTGGAAGCCTTAAAGGGAACAACGGTTCTTTTGGTATCCAGTTTTTTATTATCACTTGCCATCAAATAATCCTTCTCGTGCGCGGTGACATTTAGCCGAAATCTCAATTTTATGTTGTGTTCTGCCAAATATTTCTTTTGGTTCGCTTAAAGTAAGTATCTCGTAATGGTTGGAGCCATATAATATAAAATCACCTTCACGAACAAACAAATCTTGATCTTCTGTTAATCTTCGCTTATGAAAGTGAATCGTAATAGTTGCCAACATATCAAGGCCGAAAGAGCTTTGAGCTGTTGTTTCATGTGTTTCATGTGCAACAAGAGCATAAACACGAATTGGGGGCAACCAAGTTTTTCTTATAGCTTCCCCATATAAAGGATGAAAGTTGGTATGTTCTATGCTTATTGGGTAATAAATGATGGTTTGTCCAATGACTTTTTCGATCAACTCATCATTTACTTGTTTAACAAGATCTCTTTCTTTTTGCCCAAGAAAAAGGGGTGGTGGTGGAGCACTTGGTTGATTCCATTTATTATCTGCCATATCCTTTCACCTTATTATCCAACATATATGCCAAATGGAATATTGGCATGAATGCGACCAGCACTATCAACTGCATCAGCATCCTTTGTAACTAAAGTAGAGTAGGTAAGTTCATCAAGCAATGTTTTTAGTTCTTCTTTAAGAGCCGTTTGTTCTTCTTTTGCTTGACTTAATAATCCATCAGCATTCAATGTAACTGATTCACCCGGAATTGGAATTGCGCCAAACTTGCCTCTGACTTGTCCTAACATTTCTTTTGAAACCGCAAAAGCATATTTTCTAATCCATTGTTTACCCATGCTATTAATATTATCATAAGGAATATTAACAAAAGGTAATGTATTATAGTTATTAACCCCATTAACTCCATCAAGTCTATCTGAACTGCCAGTTGCATATGAATCCACCTTAACTGAAAATTCAAACCATATTTTTGTTGGTGAACCAGTACCAGGATTTGACGGTGGAGGAAAAATTCTTATTCTATTATCTCTTAACTCATAAGAATAGTGAGAAGCCCTCGTATAAAGGTTTGTTTCAAATGCCAAAGATTGTAACTTATTTTGCCATGCTGGAACAACCTCAAATGTTGATTCATCAGAATATTGTCCATAAGTAAACAAGTTTCCAACAACATTTAAGCCGCCATAATATCCATAAAACCTCCACATAGCGGCTGGTGATTTATAATACACCCTTCGAACTTCAATTCTTTTATTCTGGACTTTATTTGCAAAATCTTGTCCTGCTGTCGAACCATCTGTTGATGCATCTTGAACAATTTGTTGCAAATCATAGTCTTGTTTTTCATCTACTAAAGTGATGGATGACGAATAAATTCTTCCATCTCCATAACCAGCTTCTGTCGCAAGACCTTCTGAAATTCTCTTTCCATATTCAAATGTAAATTTAGGATATTTTAAGGCAGTTTGAGTTCCCAATAAACTTGAAGATAACTCACCAGATTTTAAAACCCCATCTTGATCAAATGTACCAGTGGGTGTTCCTAGAAAACTTGATAATACATTTTTTGCTTGATGATTATTAACAACATAAGAATATTCTAATGTTGCAATCTCATATGCGGTATATACATTATTATCTGTGATTTCAATGTCTAAAATATCCCCTCCAAGCATTTTATATGTAAAGGAAACTTGATCAATAGCGCCTGAAATCCAAGAAGTCGAATATAGAGCACTTCCTGTTTCTGCATACATTCCATAAGGTAATGAAGCCGAATTTGGGAAGTTTCCGCTTGCATGAGTTCCGGTTGCAGGTAATATAATAGAACTTGTTACGCTTAGTGGTGTTAATGCTTGAACTGCCATCTTGTTCTCCTGTAAGATAAATAGTTAAACAGCGCCTTAAATGAAAAAGAAAACCCCACCTCTCAAAAGAAAGATGGGGTTTTCTATTTTAGAATGTTAACTAATCAGATTAGCCAAGCAAATCTTCGACAATGACAAGACCGTACATATCGGGTCGAACCATTTTCTTACCGTATCGAGTCATCACACCCTTGCGAGGCGTGAAGTCGTCAACACCGAAGATAGTCGGAGTGACTTGTAGCGGGACATACGGAGCATATACGTAGCCACTTTCAAGGAAGCTACCACCCTTACGTCCTACAAGGATTGCATTTCGTGGGAAATACGGATCAACGTACACATCCCATTTCTTGCTAATCGAACCAGTCTTTACAGCACCAGCAGTTCCGCGATTTTCATCAGCGGTTGTATCTGCGCGGAATCCACTCGTAAACTCAAGGATGTTTGCAACCTCTGGTCCACAGACCAAGAAGTTTGCTCCACCTCGTAACGTTTTACGATGAATGTTCGCAGAAACATCATTAACTGTTTCAAGAAGAGTTTCATACCATTCAGAAACAGTGCCAGTAAAGTCAGGCAAGACAGTTGCACCAGGAAGACCGAGAATTTGCCTTCCAGTATCCTTAACAACAAACTTACCAGGCCGACGTGACCAGTAATAAGTGCCAGCTGTGCTATCTTTAACAAGATCCTCAAGGATTTCTTGATCAATCTCAAGTGCAATGTGTTCAGACAAAATACCAGTCAACTCAACCTCGGCGTCGAGATTGTGATAAGCATTAATATCTTGCTGCAACTCCGGTGTCCATTTAGCTTTTAGCTTCTTGGTCATCGCAGTAATCGATACACTGTCAACCTTGATGTCAATCTCTGGAATATTTCCTGAGTTTTCAAGATTCCACTTAGTTGTTCCAACAACAGCACCAACTGCTCGGTCGTTTGCACTACCAGAGAAGTTATCAGTAACCGTGAATGTAATTTCCGCACCTTTGTTCCTGGTCGAAGCGCCTGCATTATTTGACATAACGCTACCACGAGTAAGAACGGCATCCACACCGGTCGCGCCCGCAGTACCTCCGCCAGAACCAGCAGCAAGCACTGAAGGATTAAGAGCACCATCAAGACTTGCCATAACAATATAGAAACAACTTTTGCTATCGCCAGCTTGATATTTGCCTCGATTACTACCTGACCATTGTGTCAATCTTCGAATCTGTGAACCCGAAACAGCCGCGTCAGCACCACCACCATTGGTGGGGCCTGCGATGGCCGTACCAGAAGATCGCAAAGTAACCGTAACTAAATCCGATTCATTAAGTTGCTGGAACCCTGAACCATTCGTTTCTTGAGCTGCCGACGCAGAATGAATGAGAAGAACAGCAGCTGTCGTTGTTCCTGAAATAAAATCAGGATCATAACGCAACAAACTATCAAAAGCTGCTTGCTCATCAGCACCAACCGCAACTTCACCAGCCGGAAACATTGCTCCGGTTCCGCCATAAGTTCCAGATGCGAAAATATAAGGCGTAAGCTTTACCGAACCAGTTGGTGAAGAATATCCGTTATTCAAGCCATAAAAGCTTGTGTCGGAATTTTTGAGATTGCCAGCATCAACTTGCAAATCAACACCACCAGTAATTTGTGAACCAACGACACTACCACCATATACAGATTGGCCTGCGGTTGATCCAAGTCGTGTTGAGTTCGTCTTAAAGTCTAGAAAGAAGATAAGACCAGAAGGCAAGCTCATTGGCTGAACAGAGACAAGCTCGTTAGCAATAAGACCACCAAATACACGTCGAACGATAGGGAATGCTACAGCTGCAAAGCCTTCAACATCTCCTGCCATCATAGATGAAGCTTCACGAAGAAGCTCCTTTGCTTGGTTTTCAAGAAGACATGCCATCGTTTGACGACTATGATCTGCCTCGATCCCCTCTAAAAGACCAGTCTTTTCCCATTTGTTGAGAAGAGCTTGGCCCTCTTTTTGGACATTACGACTAATAATGCCCTCAGTTAATTTTTCAATTATACTCATTATTTTTTTCTCCTTAAATAATTCCTGCAAGCTTCTTCATTCGCTCTACAGCAGAATCAGAGGCTTGCTCTTTTTTGTTATTTGATTTCAAAACAAGCCGGTTATTTTTACTTACAGCCTCATTTAAGTTTTTAGGTGCATTTTGCGCCTTTGACGAAAGTGATTCGTGTAAAGTTTTATAAATAACTTTGGCTTCTTCAGTTGAATTCGCGTTTGAAACCGCTTCGACAAGTTTTTCTTTTTGTCGCTCATTCAAGGAGTGGGATTCCAGAATACGATTCTGATATACCAATTTAGCATTGGCTGTATTAAGTTCAGTTAGTTTATCACTAACTTGATGGGCAATACTCTTAAGCTCATTGTGCTCTTTTACAAGTCTATTCTTGGAAGACTTGAGAGATTTTACTTGCTCTTCTAAATTTACGATTTTTTTGAGTGCTTTTTCATACTCTTCATTTTGTTCTTTTTGTTCCGTGTCTTCAGATAATGCTGCTGCCACTTCGACTGCACGGATTTGTTCGCCTTCAGTGGGGTGAGTTGTGCCAAGTGTTCCACGAGCGACATTTTTTAAATCAACTCTTAATATTTCACCAATAGCTTCTTTAAGATCTTCTTCATCAAGATCTATTTCTTCATCAAGATCTATTTCTTCATCAAGATCTTCCGATTTTATTGATTCTTTAGGATTTTTTGCATCATCTTCTTCGTTTAGGAGTTCTTGAAGATCGGATTCTAAAACTTCATATGTTAATCCTGCGCCAACTCCAAGCTCTATTGGTTCTTCCACTTCTTCTTCTTTGCCTAACTCGGCCATAAGTGCAGATAAATCAAGATCGACTTCTTTTTCTTTTTCGGGACAAGCACAAACTTCCTCGCCTTCAACAGCCTTCATAGATAGTTCATCTGTTATTTCATCTGCAAGTTCGTCGCGGTCAACTTCTCCTTCAATCGGTGGTTCCAACCCTAGTGGATCTTCCACTGGTTGTTCTAAAAGGGTATCAATAGCTTCTTTAATTTCTCCAGAATACTTTTCAATAACCTGCTGTTCTGCATTCTTAATTGCAGCTTCTTTCAAAGCTTGGGCGTCTATAACCGCTTGTTCTAACATAGATGATGACATTTAAATCTCCTAAAACACTATTTGTCTCAAATAAATAGTCAGTAAGTTTAGTAAAATACTATAAATTGGTGGTTTTAGAGATTATGGTGAATCCGTTACAACTTGACATTGTGCTTCGGCTTTGCGATTAGTCGTCCCAATCGCTCACGTTATGGCCAATCACCATCCCCTTCACAATAAATATTTTCGATTTGCGCTTGTGAAAGTGCGATGTCGTAGATGCGAAAGTCGGAAATTTCGGCATCAAGGAAGTATGCTGGGCTACCGGTTTGACCAGGTATAGCAGCGCCCACGCAGAACCTTTGATTCCCCGTAATGCCGCTGGCGTCGATGGTGCCTCCATCAGTGCCTTTTACGCCATTAATCCAAATCTCGCGGCGGCTTGATGCATAGTCGAACACACAGGCAACGTGCGACCAGGTGTCTTGGGCTGGTTCCGAAGCGTAGGAATAGCTTACGTTGTAACGACCAGTGAAAAATCGGAGTTGATTCGAAAGCCAAAAAAGAGCGATCCCCGTTGCCCAACTGCTATTGAAAGAACAGAAAAACACCGTATCATAATTTCCAAAAGCCCCCGTTGGTTTTATCCAGAAGGAATATGTTGCCAGGTTGCTAGCACCAAAACTGGCTGCGGCGACCGCGTCGGTCTTACCGTAGGAGTCCGACGTACCGTCCAATGCAATAACGTCCTCGTTCCCCGATCTGTTTCCGTTGCTAGTTGTGGTAACTGTTTCCCAAGTGATGTTTCTCCTCGTAACTGACGCAGCCCCCACGTCTGTTGCCGTGGTAATGCCATCATTCATTTTCCACCAATGATTCATGTTGTCGGCGGCTGTTATGTCGCAGCCGCTAGCACTTGAACGATTAGCTCCAAAAGTTGTAAATGGAAAAGGAACAGGCATTATTTAAAATCTTTTGTAGAGTCGGCATAAATAAAAACACCGTCGCTGACTCCACTAACAACATCAATGCTGCCAGCAGCAGTAGTGAGTGTTGGTGCAGTTCCCCCAGGAAATTTAAACGAATGAGACATGAATGTAACTGTTCTTGTGCTTCCACTATCTTGTCTCAGAAAGAATAAATAAGAAGCTCCAGCAACAGGGTTGCTTGCTGTGAGTCTAATGTTTCCATGAAGCTCAAGGTTGAAAATATTACAAGTGCTCGCATCTAAATCAACATTGATACTTGAAGCTGTTGTAATAGATGATGAGGCATATCCCAAGCGAACGGTGCCAGAAAATGCAATTGCTCCAGAAGCTATAAGTTTGTTGGTATTAATATCAAAAGTCGATCCTGACATTTTTGTCGGATCGCCTGCCGTAAAACTTCCACCAAAACTCATATTATTGCTTCTATATTATTCAATTAAGATCCAATGCCCGGATATAAAACCCCACTCTTGCTATCAGTTATGCCCGAGCCAGTTAACTCGTACATGCTTCCAGTAGGAATTCCAGTTAGTTCAGCAAAGACAACATAAGTTGTCGTAGCACCGGAATGATTGTTTATATAAATCTCTTTACATTTTACGTTCATTGTTATTGCTTGATTATCTGCATCAAGCGGTATATAATGAAAGCCTTCAACAGTTCCACCAACTCCACCAGTTTGTGGAGTAAATGAAACTTGAATAGCATTATTTTGTGCATCATTATTTATAACCGTAACTGATCTTGCGATTGTTGGAAACACTACTTTAACTTCGGTATCATTTGTCAATCCTTGATCCCCAGATCCAGTAATATATGGATGACCTGACATTTGATATTGGCCAACTGATGCAATGCCTGGTTGTGTAAATCTATTACTACTTATTTTATAACTGCTCATACTATTCCTTTTCTAAATATATATTTACATATAAATAGTTGTTAATAATCTCTTTCCTGACTTTCTTTGCGTTTTTGTTTTTCAATCAGCGCCAATCGACGAAAGTGCTTTTCTCTTTTTAGCTCTGATGGTTTTTTATAATATCTCTTTTCTAAATATTCTTCCATGATTTTTTCTTTCTTTGCTTTTCTTACAAACCTTTTAATAAGATTTTCAGAAGATTCATTTTTTCTAAGTTTAATTACCATTTATATCACTTTATTTTAGCTGATCCCATGCATTCCCAGCAATACTCATAATACCACTAATATCAACGCCAGCATCATTTGGATCTCTATCCCTCAATGCCCCATGCTGACTTTTGTTACCACTTTGAGTTTTAGTTAAGGGCTCAGTTCCTTCGAAGATTCCTTTTAATCCAGCAGAATTTTCTAGTTTTCTTTTGGATTCTTCAAGATGCTTTTTAATATCGCTATTCGAGTTAATATTTTCTCGAACTCTATTAAACGTATTCTTTGGTTTTGCGATTTGTTGTTTTGGAGTTGCACTTGCATTCACACTTCCCAAGCCTTTTGCAACTTCTGTAATAATTCCTGAAAGGGTGCCATCTTCAAAGATAACTTCTTTGATACATTCTTTAATAAGAGGCTTTAAGGCTTTTTTTAATTCATCTCTTTTCATTTCTTGCTCACAATATCATTTAATAAACGATTTATGCGGTCAGGCTTTGTCCAAATTTGTTTTTGTTTTGATTCATTCATTGTCATATAAGCACCACTTGTTGAAGGCTCTGATACAATATCGAAACATATTAGTTGAAAATCATCTTCAACGAGAGTTTGACCCTTTGATTCAATGACCGATCCAAGTCCACGAGAAGATATTCCAAGAGTAACACCATCATTAACAAGTGCTTTTAAAATATTTCCAGATGGCGTCGTCAAAACTTTAATTTTTCCCATTAAATCTTGACCTTCCCACCAAAGAGATGTAACCATATGAGAAGCATTCTTAAGGTTTACAACTGAATCTTCTGGATGATCTAGTTCTCCGCATGATCGATATTCTTTCACAGCTTTCATATAGTTTTGGACTTCTCTTTTGAGAACTTCCAAAGGATAAACTCTCCCATTCCCGTTTTTTTCGTTTGCACGTTGCATAATGCCCGAAAGATAAATGGTCCCATTTTGGATCTGAATTTTTTCATCTTCGGTTAAAAGATCCTGGCAAACACCACCAGGACAAAGTTCATAATATTCTCTTAAAAGATATTTATTACTCATTTTCTTTACCCTCTTCAACATATTTCTGTGAAATTACGCGAGTTGGTCGCATAGTAATGGGTGCACCTGATTTTTGAAGTGTTATTTTCTCACCTGGTTTGTAGCCCATCCCTGAAGTTGGCCGAGTAAGTCGAGCTTCTTTGATTTCCCTACTTAATTCATCAAGCAATTCACCTGCCTTTTTCATATCTGCATCTTCTAGGATGCCCATTAAAAATGTTTCTAGTTTCCCCATCGCCAAAGCTGCATTTTCAAAACTCTCATTCATTATATTTTCATGAAGACTCGTTTTTAGATAGCGATTTAAGATTCCCAAAGCTTCATCTTTTAAATCTGAAGAAGGAGCTTGGTGTATCGCAGTTGCAATGATCATAAGATCAGTATCTTTTACCTTTGTGCTGTTTTTATTTTCTTCTGTTTCTTTAGGTAAAGTTCCAGATTCAGCGAAGTTTTGAACTTCAATCGCAGTTGAAACAGCATCATTAAGAGCACGAATGCCTTCGTGGACTGGATCGTCGCCTTTGCCGTCTATATGTTGTCGAAGCCGTTCTGAAGCGTGATGTAAAATTTCACCAATGCCAATAATAACACCTTTTTCAGCGGGGTCAAGTGTTAATGTTCTATTTTCAACAGGTAACGGAATATTTTCTGTTATCTTTTTTATTTCTTCCCGAATAACTTCTCTGATATAGTCTTCTTTTACCTTCATTTCTTTTTTCCTTTTATTAAAGTGCGGGCGCAACCCGCACGGATCTGCAACCAGATCGGCATCTTCGAACAGGGCGCAAGAAACGCTTTTTGGTTGTCCACATACTCTCAAACATTATTTATTTACCTCGTATTTTAAAATTTATTCCATCATCATTAAAAATCATACACAATACATATGATGTTCCAGAGCCAATACATGCCAAAATGAATGCAGTAGCTATAGAATAATCAAATGTAAATAGTTCTGTAAAGTCGTTTATCGCCCACAAAAATAAGGCAATCCACCACCCAATACACATTGGACAATGAAAGAAATGGTGTGAAGGTCGAATCTTATTGAAGATTTTTCCATAAACTGTAATTTGCGTAAGCCCATAAGCAGCAAGAACAAACAGCAATAGATTCATTAATAATATCCATATCCACTTAAATACCGACGAATGCGATGTGGGGTTATAGTTCCCTTCTTTGGATCATGAGGAACTTCGCCAAGCTCTGTAGAATCATAAGGTTCTGGATCTATAAAATGGTCCTCTATTTCATTTTCAATAAATTCTTGTGCTTCAAATTGTGGGGTGTGTTCTTCAAAAAATTTAGACGTAGAAAGTAAAACAACCTGAGTCGGACTTACTCCTTCATCAGCTGCTTCTGGGTAGTCTGCTTGTAAGCTTCCATAAACGTTGCCAGATTTAATACTTTCTGGCAAAAGAACTCCTTCGGTCGTTAAATATTTAAAATATGTATTTTGATACTCATATATTTCATCATTTAGTTCGTTCTTTGGAAATGTTACTATTTTTCTTATGGCTGTATCAAGAATGATATCAAAATGCATATGATCTAAGATCATAATTTTTCCATCCAGAGTTTTTCTTGCTTCAAGAGAAATCTTTACAGTTCTTTCTTCTATTTTCTCTTTTTCTGCAAGCTTTTCGTCTTTTTGGGCTGCATCTGTATCAACCTTGATTTTAATTGGCATGAGTATTTATTTCTCCAACTAGCTCTTGAATTTTTATAACTTCTTCAACCATCCTTTGATCGGGTGTTCGTGATTTATAAGACTCCAAAAGTTCAACCACATTTTTCGTGTTTTCTAACATTTCAGAGTCGTTTAAAAGAACTTCTTTTTTTAATGCTACCGCTAAATCTTTTTTAAGGCGACCCACTTCTTCATTTAAGTATGCTGATAGTTCAAGACCATTATTGTAAAAAGATGTAATAAACTTATTAAGAAGCTTTTTCTGCTCTGGCAAAAGTTTATCTCCATATTCATTATTAAATCGTTTAGCAAACGATTTAAAAACTATATTGTCCATTGGAACCATTTTTTTGTCTTCTGCAAGAAGGGTCATATTCTTTACTACTTCGTTTTCTAAAAGAACTTTAGACTTAATAGATATTTTTTTATTAAAAATCTGGCCAATCGAGGCCAAATCTTTATAGCTTGGCACAAAGTTAGAAAAAATGTCATCAGATAGCATTTTGCGTATTTTTCTCACAAGTTTATTTTGTTCCGATATTAGTTGTTTTTTATCGATTTCTTTATGACGAGTTTTTACTTCGTTGATAATCTTTTCGGCAGTTAAAAGACCAACCCCTTTCGTTTGAGTTATTGCCTTATAAAGACGTAGTTCCCTATATATCATCGAACCAGGTGCAAATGCTTCTTTAACAAGCTTAGTTATTTTTTCCCTTAATTCAACATTTTGTGAAATGATGGACTTCGTGAGTTCTTGGATTAGAACCTCATAAAGAAATGCACTATTCCTTTTTTTGTTATGTTTGAACTTTATCATTTTTTTTGCCTTTGTTTCCCTTTTTTTCAAGATTTTCAATTATTTGTTGAATCTCAACATCGTTTTCAATAATCTTTAACTCTTGCTCTTTAAAACCTTCTTCATAATTAGTTTCTAGGTTCTCAAACTGTCCTCTTGCAAGCCGATTAAGATCATCTGCTCCTTTAAAAATACTTCTTGGAGTGTTTTTTCCTGTTTCTTCGGAATATTTGCTCTTATAGTTTCGCTTTCTTGCTCCCATTGGTCGATTATCTGTTTTAACGGGCGTATATTTTTTCCCTTTGGCGCGTGGGGTTGTATAAGGAGCTTCATCTGGGCGCTTCCATTGTAAATCATTACGCTTTCCCGGTTCTGCCAACAAAGTTTCTTCCTCGGCGGGTTCTTCTGGAAGCGCCGCTTCTTCGGGTGCGGGTTCAACCCCCGGTACTGGTCCCATTTCGTCGCCTGGCGTCATCGGTGCAGCAGCCATCGATTCCGTTTCAAGCATTGCATCTAACTGCCTATCGAAAAACATCTCTCTTTGATTTCTTACGATTTCAGCATCTGATAAATCAAGAAGATTCTTTGAAACCCATCGCCTACTAAAATATCCTTCGGTTGCACCACTAGCGATTTCAAACTTTGTTCTCCAATGTTCAAGCTCTTGAAGTTCCATAATCTTTGATGGAGAATTTAAGCGCAACTTAAATGAAATAAGGTCTTTGCCAGTATATCCTAACGTATATAAATGAATAACTGCAATTTTTTCTAACTCAGAAACAACACTTCGTTGAAGTCGAGTAATAGTTCTTGCAAAACGAATATCTTTTTGGGCTAATGTTGTCTTATCTTCAGAACCTTCTTCTCCTTGCGTAAGATAAGAAGCAGGAATTTTGAGAGCTGAAAATAATTTATCACGAAGATATTTAACATCGTCAATATCTCCCGTATATGTTCCGCCTGGTAATGACTCAATTCGCGTACCACCAGTTGCTCCCCGAACAGGAATAAAGAAATCTTCATCAACACTCATTGGATTATATCGCAAATCGACACGACCAGTATCAGCAGAAATAACCTGATTTCTTTTCATTTGTGTTACAACTCTTTCCATATGTTGTTCAACTTCGTTTTCTGGAATGCCGCCAACATCAATATAAAAAACACGACGTTCTGGCGAACGAACAACACGATATGCCATCATTGCATCTTCCAATAGCATTAATTGTCGCCAGATTCGTCGAGATGCCTCAAGCGCCGAAGTTCCATAAGGAACATATTTATCATTTCCAAGAATTCTAAAATGTCCGATTTGCCAGTTTTCAAATGTTAAACCACCACTATTCCACTGATACTGAGTATAGCTAGGATTTGTTTTATCTTCTCCCTCTAATCTTTCCACTTCAGCAGTTGGAAGACCAATTACTGATTTAACACCTATCTTTTCATCAATATCTAAATATAAAAAATAATCTCCATATTTGCACATTGAACGACACCAGCCATATAGATTAAATTCGATATTTAAAACACTATAAAAAAGAGTATTTAAAACCTCTTTGATTTCTTCATTGGGGCAATTAATTGTAAGAAGTTTTTGGAGGGCTGATGAAACAGTCATTTCATCGGCATATATATCTAACGATGAAGCAATTTCTGGCATATATTCCATTTGATCAAAATCAACATATCGCTCTGCGCGAGCCATATTTGCAGTTGCATTCGCAAAAACATTGTCAAAAGAGTTCATACCATATGAAGATTTTTTAAAACTCAATCCAGCAGCTGATTGAAACTTATATTTGTCGAGTTGCCATCTTTTAAGTTGACGTGGGTTTTGTCTTTTATATTGTGTAATAGGGCCGGAAAGTAATCTTGTTAAAGCTTTAAATAAAAAAGAATCTGGGTTTCTATTGTTATTATTATTTTTACTATTTTTATTTGCCATTGTTTATCCTTTTATTAACCATCCAAAATTTTTATAATTTTCTTCGGATTCTTTTATTCTATCAAGCTTTTGTTCTTTTTTGTAGCCGTGCATACCAGGAATTGTAGTATTTATACTAGTATTTGTAAAAATCATTGAATTTAAAAACGCTCTCTTATATTGTAAATCTCTTGTATTCTCTTGCAACACAGTATCTCTTACCCAACAAGCAATCGCTAAAGATATTACTAAATCATCATTATATCCGCGTTGCGCTTCTGGTCGTCCATTTCTCCAAACAAAAGTTTTTAGCTCTTGATAAGACCTAATAGAATTAATAGTAACTAATCCATTGCGAATGAACTCTTCTAGTTTGGCGACGATCAATGGGCGCGTTTTTTGAGAGGTTGTAAAACCTGGAACAGAGTTTGAAATACGTTCTGCTTGATACTGTTCAATATATTCATGAGATCCTTTAGTAGAATAATATAAATTTGGATAACCGGCATCAATAAGTTTTTCCAACACTGAGAAGCCGATATTATTATTTTCAACAATAAGCATGGCATCTCCGTATTCTTTTCCTGCATCAAACAATATTCTCGAAAACAGATCTGTTGTGGGCTTGCCACGATATTCTGCAACTTGCTCCATTGTGTCTGTATTGAATATGTGGAAAACAGAAAAATCATTGCCATCACCTCGCGAAACATCACCGACAAGTAAATACTTGTTTTCTGGATTATATTCTTCCCAGATCCAAAAGTTTCTGTCAAAACCTGTTTGATGCTTTGGATCAGAACAAGCTTTTGACATTGTGTTTAAATTGTCTGGATTAATTACGGTTTCACCAGAGGCATTAAAGTTACATTCATATTCTTGGGCAACTCGTCGCCTTGAAAGATTTCTTGTTGTTTCTTCAAACCATTTTTGATCCCTTTCAGGATGAAGTGTCCAATGAAGTACAGTTGGGTGAAAATCATTATCTCCACTTTGAGATGCAACATATGTTTTGTGAAACCAATTTCCCACTCCATTAGGAGATGAAAGGGCAATACAACGACCACCAACTGCCATCGTTGGTTGAAGTGCTGTCCACAAATCTTCAAAACCATCAATATGTGCAGCTTCATCAATAACCAATAATGACAATGCTTCAGAACGACCCGCGTCTGCTGAAGTTGAAGATGCCTTGATTTCTGAGCCGTTGTTCAAAACAAAAGAAGAACGATTGTCGATTTCAATTGATGCAATCTGATCAAACCAAGGAGGCAATAACTTAATCATTGCTTTAACTTTTTTAACAAGATTTGCTGCTGTACTAAACTTTGTTGCAATAACGAGAATATTTTTATCGCGATGAAACAACATCATCCACGATACATAAGCGGCAGAAATGGTTGATATTCCCATTTGTCGAGATTTTAAAATGATATTGTTTCGGTAATCATTGAACTTATAAAGAAGCTCTTTCTGAAAATCCCATGTTTTAAAAGGAATTTGTCCGCGAGTTGGATGAGAAATCTTGCAATAGTTATCTATAAAATAAACAGGATCTTTGCCGCATTTAACTATCTCTCTAACGAGATCTTTTTTGGATAAGTATTGCGACATGTCATTTTTTTATTTTTTGTTCGTTAACCTTTTTATGAGCTTAATCTCATCTTCGGTTAAGGAAACCTTTACTTCTTCCATGGGCGCTTTGTTGCGGTTTTTCAGCATTTTATTTAGTGCTCGTCGCCACGCTGGAATAGCGGCGCGAGCGGTTGGATCGTCTTGATCGAGTCCTCGGGCAATATCTGGATGTGGGATATCTTCAAGCTCGCCGGATGCACCTACTTGTTTACCACCTGCGGCAGTGGGATATTTGGGCCGCTCCGTGGTTTTACCAGGAAGCTTATTGCCGGGTTTGGCAGTTGGTTCGACGGTTAGTTTGGTGGCAGATGCTTGTTTTTTGGCTTTGTCGATCATCAGTTGCGCTCTTACCATAGCATTTTTAACAGGGCCTGTGTTCGCATTAGCGATTTTGGCATAGTCAACCATAGATAAAAAAGCCTTAATAATCTCACCAAATTCGGCAGCTTGAATGCCCTGAAAAACTTTTGGATCTGAAGCCAAGTTTCTAAGGGATTTTCTCAAATCTGTACCAGTTTTAATTTTTTCAGGAGGCATACCAAGAGCTGCTACTGCACTTGTGGCAGCGTCTGGTGGTGATGAAGAAAGCGGAGACTTTGATGGATCGTAATCCAGTTTGGTGCCACCTTGACTTTTTTTCTTTGCTATCCTCCGATCTCTTTGTGATTTTGTCTCGCCTCCTGGCTTTGGAGGATCATCCCCGACGAGCCCAAGATCGAGCGGATAGTCTTTGCGAAGATCCATTCCCTCGCCCGGATACGGTACGTGGTCTTCAATGCGATCAGATTCATCCAAATTTTTAAATGCCTCGCTTATAAGTTCTTCCAACAGTTTTTTTGTAATTTTCATTTTCGAGGCTCCTCATCTCTTTTGCCTTTAACGTTTTGTGGTTTTTTTGTTCCTGCAAATTGTTTTTTGCCGGTTGGTGTTACATTATATTTGCGAGGTTGAGAATCTTTTTTGCCCAAACCAAGCCATTTTTTGAAAGAAGAATCAAGTCTTTCTTCAGTAGTGATTCCCAGTTCTGGTTCATCAGGAATTTGCCCAATTTTATAAGCGCAACTAGCCTGACACCATGAACGAATGCGACTAATACTTTGAACCAAAATATCAGGCTCTTTATCTACTTTTGTTAAGGTTACGGAGTTGCCAGTGATTTTTTTGTATTCTTTTTTAAGATAGGAAACAATATCCGCAATACGTTGAGCGATTTCGCCTATAAAATCTCCTTTATAAACATCTTTAAGCAAAATCTCACTATGATATTTTATTGTAAGACTATTACCAGAAAGAACTACACTAAAGCCATCCATTACTCTTTTATCAAGAATGGGATTTCCTTCTTCTCTTTTTAATCCAGTTTTTAGCGGCTCTCCATTTTCATCAAGAGCGCCATCATAAGCATTTGCTGCTGCTTGTTGAATACCCTGAATAATTTCTAAAACGTTTGATTTTTCAGCCATTTTTCTTCTCTTCCCTCAACATGTTGAACATAACATTTAAAGCAACATTTGTATTTGGCCATATATAAATCATCTTTCATTTCAAAAGAATAAATTTTACATACGGGACAGCTGCGCTTCGATTCTTTTATAAATAGTTTCTTGGGCATTAAAACGCCATCAACCTTTATTTTCTCTTTTGGCTTCTGAGACTTGGATATTTTTTTAATTTGTTGAAGATATTCTTTTTCTTTTTCTTGATCCCAGTTTGCCTTTGGATTTTGAATTGTTTCATCACCATATTTTTCTTGTATGGCTTTTTCAACTTTTATAAGTCGATCAGGATCTTTCATCTTGCGATCTCTGCTGCTGCAAAAAATATGGCAATTGAAGTCGCTGCGCCAGCAACAAATCCAATCGCAACCCAAAATGTATTATCAGAACCTTTTGCTAAATTTCTAAGAACCTCTATTTCTTCTTGTTGAGCATGTACAATTAAGTTATTCTTTCTTTTCTCTATTTCTAGTGCCGATTTTAATAAGTCTGTTTCTCTCTTGCAAGCAGCATTAAGCAAATCTTTTTCATATTTTGATTGAGCTTTGCAGCGTTGTTGTTGCATTTCTTTTTCCGCTAATATTTTAGCAGTTGCAACCGGATCAAAAAGTGTTCCTGCAAATGGGGCAGAATCTCCTTTATTTAATATTGTAAACTTGCCAGTTGTGCTTGTGGTTGTTTGAGCAAACGACACAGAATAGATAAAAATATTAAGAAATAGGATTAAGCTAATCGTTTTTATGAGGGACATATTGAACTCCAAATTTTTCTGAAAGTTCCTTTGCTAGTGCATCAGGATCAGAATGAAATTTTTTAACAGTTTTTTTAATAATCGTTTTTTGTCTGTTGCTAATCTCTTTATTCATTTTAGCATACTCTTGCTCTATTTTTTGAGCAGCTTTTTCATATTCTTTATCGATCCGGGCTTTGGCTTCTTGTTTTTCTTTTTCTGCGTTTTCGATTGCAGCTTTTTGTTTATCATAAGATTCTTTTTGTGCATCAACGATTTTTAATAAGCTGGTGTTTTTGCTTTTTAAGACAATCGCAATGATAATGATCACTGGAATATACCAATGAGTCTTAAGGAAGGCCCATATTTTTTTAAGAACAACCATAATGTTTTATTCACCCACCTTGATATTTTTCAACCAGACCAATCACAAGACACTCTAAATTCAACGAAGAAGCACATGCGTTGCCCAACACAGCGGTCAGCGCAGTTTTTAGAACCAGTCCTTGACTGCCTTGCATTATGTTTCGAACAAAAGGAAGCTTATATAAATCCCCGTGAATTAAAGTGGCTGCTTTCTTGAAATCACCAGCTTCTCGGCTTTCTAAAAACTCAGCTTTTTTAACTCGATACAGATTTTTTTGTTCGGGCGTGAAATCAGAAAATTTAATCCCCGTAAGACCGGACATTTTTTTCACTTCTTTCGCACGTTGTCTTTTCCCTTTCCGGGTGTTTTCGCCAGTGCGAAAAACATCAAGAAACGCTGTCCATATCGTACTACCAATACCTTCTTCTAAAGAAGCTTTATCTAAAGCGCCTGCGTCTTTTGCTGCAAAACCAACAACCAAAATATTTTTAAGTAAATCCTGTACTAACCTTACTTGTTGGTCCGATGGAGCAGATTGTTCGATTTCATTTAATTCTCCACAAGAACTCTTTTTAATCTTTATGACAATCTCGCCTTTCTTTAAGCGAGATTTCTCTTTTCTTCCGCGATTCTTTGAGACTGGTTCACATTGAAGGTCATCATCCTCAATTCCATTGACGTGGTGAAGTTCTTCACCTTCAGGACATTCACCATGTTCTTTGTCGTGCTTGCGTTTATCGCGCTTTCTTTTGTTGCGTTCTTCTTGTTCTTTTGAACCAGAAGGATTATGTTCTTTAGAATAATCACGCGGGGTCTTGGAATCTTTATTCCATTTGCGTTCAGAAATAACTTTTATAATTTTAATCTTCATCGCTGGGTTCATCGCCTGACAGCCCGCCCTTTCGAACTCGCTGAAGATGTCGTTTATATTTTTCAGTTTTAGACAAAGTTGTGCCCGCCACTTTTGCATCAATAGTGCAAATGGCTGCTGCTGCGCCTTCTTTGTCGGTTCCTGGTCTTGGATCTACTGTATCTTCCACCTTCTCTATACAACCGCTAAGAGTTTCACCGGCTTGTTTTTTAGACTGTGATGCACTAAAATGTTCCGGCTTTTTCTTTTCTTGAAGTTCAGATTCAAGTTCTTCGCTAATAATTTGCCGCAATTTTGAAATGGAAAGTTTCATGCTTTACCTTTTATTTTTTCGTTCTTCTTCTTCTTGTTTGCATAACTGTTGCTCAATATAAGAAAGACTTTCATCGTCGCAAGAGGGGCTAACTGTCGGGCTCGGATGCGGCCCGCCCGGAATCGACGGTGTTCCAACGGGCGCGATTTCCTTAACAACCTTATCAAATTCTTCTTGAATAATTTCTTGTAGTTTTGATTTTGTAATTTTCATTTTTTTCCATTGTGCTTCCACGCTGTTGCAATGTCGGCAACTCCTTGTATTCCAATATAACCGAGAGATACGGCAACCCATTGATCACCACTTAATTGCCCTAAATATAAAAAAGCGGTAGCGAGCGCGAAAACTGTAAATTTTCGCGACACTACCTTAGATAACGCTTTATCAACTATTGCTTTCAATCTTTACCCCGAAAAAGACTCAAAAGCACCACAAGTGAAAGCAGACCAACAAATCCGCTTGAACCAATGGAATTAATAAGCGCGACAACGTTTCCAACGATGCCCATTCCAAAAATGCCTGCTCCGTAAATTACCTCAACGAGAATTCCCAAAGCGAGCAAATTCATAACTAAAGTGGTAAGACCACCTATCCCTTCATTAACTTTATCTAAAATATCTTTCATATCTACGCACCTCCCGCGTAGATATAAATAGTCAGCTACGCAACAACATTCGCATATCCATCTTTCTTTTCAATGCTAATAATGGAATCGGCAGTATCTTTAAGATTATCGAGGTGTGAAATAAGAATAACGGTTTTGAACACAGAAGTCGTAATATCTAGAATCCTTACAAAGCCTTCCATACGTTCTTCGTCTAAAGCTGTTCCTGGTTCATCAAGAACAAATATCTGAGATTTTGGTAATGAAGAAATGTTTGTAAAAGCTAAACGAACTGCCATCGCCGCGATTGTTTTTTCTGCCCCACTTGCCATTTCTAATGGACTTGCGTCACGATCAGGTTGTTGAATGTAAATGTCAAGCCTATTATCCTCAGTTTCAAAATAAACTTGGAAATCAACAATATTTGCTAAAATTTTAGAAATCTCGCTATTAATTGTTGGCAAGCTTCTTTTAATAATATCATAAGCTATTCCATTTGGATGCATACATTTTCCAAATAAATCGTATGCTTCATAATCATTACGATGTTCTTCAAGATTTACGTGTTTTTCTTCTAAGTTTTCAATGCGCTGTTCAAGATAGCCATGAGATTTATAAAGTTCTAACAAAATATTTTCACATTCTTCAAGATTAGAGTTATATATTGTAAGTTGAGCTTGTGTATTATTCTTGTCTTTAATAATTCCCTCTAAATCTTCAATAACCTCTTTGTTTTCTTCATAAAGCTTTTCTTTTCTTTGTAAGTTTGTAAGTTCATGTTGAACAATTGATTTTTTAGATTTATAATTTTCAACAAGCAGTTCGTCAGATGGAACTTTATTCTCCAACTCCTTTTTGAGTTCTAAGAAATGATTATATTTTTGAAGGTCGGACTCGACTTCTTCTGGTTCTAAGTCTGAAATCTCGTCTTTTAATGAATCCAAAACCTTATTATTATTTTCGATTGAAAGCTGAAGGGGTGAGATTGATTCTTTTGCATTATAGGCGTGACGAATAAATTTACAATGAGAAAACTCTGATCCACAAGGAACAACGTCCAAAAGCTTAACTTGCGATTGTTTTCTCTGTAACTCTAAACTATCATATTTTATTTCTTCCAACAGATTTTCTAGTTCTTTTTTGTTGTGGACAATCTGTGCTTGTTTTTCATTTAAAGATTCACCATCAAAAGTTTTCAAAAATTCATTTGCTTTTTTGATTTTGTTTTTATTTTTTTCATTATTTTCTTCTTGTTCCGCGATTTGTTTTTCATAAGTTAATAGCTTTTGTCTGTTCTTTGAGACACAATCGCGAACGCCAACAATATCTATAATTTCAGTCGGAGCAGATTTTATTTTATTTTGTAAGTCGTTAATTTTTTCATGAGCGATTCTAATATCTCCCTTCAAACATTCGCACTTGTTTTTTCTTTTAAGGGTGTTTATTTCATTTTCGAATAGCTCTTTTTTGCATTTTTTTAATTCTGTTTCATAATCAATATTTTCCAAAAGCTTAATTTTTGCCTTTAGTTCTGCGGCATCATCTTTAGCATTTTTAAATTTTTTATCAAAAAGTTCAAGATCGAGAAACTTTGCAAGAATTTCTTTTCGTTTCGTTGAGCCCTCATTAATAAAAGCTAAAGAACCAAGCTGAGAGGACATAGAGGTTAAAAGAAAGTCATCAATTGTTCCAAAATATTTAATAATGTTTTTGTCTGTATCTGCTCTTGTTAATCCATTCAGCGATGTTCTTTTTTCAGTTACAAGATCAAAGCAATCAAAATCAACAGTTGTTTTTGCTTCAATGGTTTCATTACCTTTTAACTTCTTAAGATATTTTTCCATACGCCTTTTTATTGTATAAACTTTGGTTCCACGCTTGATCTTAACTCGACCAGAACCTTCAGTCTTATCGTTGTTGATTATGTTGATGTTCTTACGGGAATTCTTTGAAATTGAGTTATACATTGTAAACAAAAGCGAGTCAATGATACTTGACTTGCCAGAAAAGTTCTTCCCAAAAATACCAGTAATTCCAGTAAAATTTGTAAAGTTAATGCGATTGCCTTTGCCATAATTAAATAAGTTATCCCATTCAAGTTCAAGGATTTCAAAATCTATATTACGGTATGTTTCATCTGTTTCTTCAACAATTTGTTTATATCTTCTATTGAGTTCCATGATCCGCTTTTCCAAATCTTTATTGATTTTATAATCTTCTACGTACTCGCGAATTAATTTTTCTTGAACGGCAATATCTCTTAAGTTTTCTTTTTGAAAGTTATCTTTAAGTTCAACATTATTTGTAAATGTTGCTTTATTGATTACGGAAATAGACTCTGGCTTGAATTTCTTTTTTGTAACATCGACCGCTTTTTTAAGAGCTATTACTGATAAACTATGTTCAACTACTAAACGCAATCGAGCACCTTCGGGAATTTGAGTTTCTGGTACTTTTCCTTTATCTGTCAACAAAATTGATATAAACGGTTTTGGGCTTGTATATAAAAACGGTTTACAAGTAAACTTTTTTTTATCTTTAATATCCCAAAGCAAAAATCCTTTACAAGTTGATTCACCAAAGTTTTGTTGGACGGTTGAGCCAGCATAGCGAATACGGCCAGCCTTGTCTAATCTTTGATTTTCTAAATGAATATCGCCAAGCATAGCATAATCAAAATCTTTAAATATTGAAATATCATGCTCGCCATGCTCCATTTTCCATCCAATATCTGTTGTGCATCCTGTAATAGATCCGTGATAAAGTGCGATATTTGTTTTAGATTTATCGGTTGGTTTGGTCCAATTATCAGTATCAAATACTGAAAGGACGTTTAGTGCAAAGTCATCATTAAGAATTGTTTCACCAGAGTTTTTTAATAGATGCAGATTTTTATGATCCAACGCATCAATAATCGGAGTAATAGAATCTTGACGATTTCCATTCCTTAAGTTGCCGTCATGGTTTCCCAATATAATGTATGTTGGCGCAATCTCGGCCAAATTATAAAAAAATTTAGAGGCCATTTCCACATATTCGGGTGAAATTTGAGTTTTAGTATGACAAATATCGCCACAATGAATAATATAATCTACTTGCTCTTGTTTAAGAGTTTCATAGATTTTATTAAAAACTGTTCGATATTCTGTGTGATATTTAAGATTGCGGATATGAGTATCTGCAATATGAGCAAATTTCATCTAATAGTATTATATCAGATTGAGGATAGAAGTCAAGAGAAAAATTTTTTTAGGTAAAATCTTCATCATAACCAGAGGATACGTTTTGTGAATGGTTCCTAATGAGCTTGAGAACACTCTCATCTTCGGTAGACTTATTAAGTTTCATATATACTTCTTCTAATGCACCGTAGATACCTCTTAACCCCTTGAGATATTCTTCTTGGGCTGTTTCAATGAGTGGCTTCACTCTTTCATCAGTGGTGATTTTAAGTATTTCTTCAAATCCCTCCAAAGCAATACTGATATTTGTTTTCGCTTTTTCTATATTTTCTTCTCTATGACCGCGAGCAAGCTTCGTACCAAATTCTGGATCTGCTTCCGGCGCGAACCTCGTCACCTCGGCGACGGGCTGTTCTGAAATATTTTCCAGTTCCTCTTTAATCAATTTTTGTAATTGTGATTTTGTAAGTTTCATCCTTTCTCCTTAAAACGAAAGTTTCTCCCATAAATAGTTGTCTAAAGAAACAAAGGCGTCAAAAACATCGAGATGCTTTTTCTTTATTATAATCTGTTCTTGACTTAAACAATGCATTAAATGCAACACTCCTGCGTTCTGTTTCCTTTTGCCCTTCTGCACAACGATATGGATAAACCGCATGTTGTTGGTGGGCTCCAAAAATATAAAAATCTCCTGCTTCTGGTGGACAGACTATTTGCGGCTGAGAAAACTCTAAATCTCTTGAGGCATTCCCCGTAAACACAATAGATCCATCCATCTGATCTGTTTTGTGTGTTTTCCTTGAGGGCAACATTTCGGGAACTTTGAGATACATTACTGATGAAACTTGACATTCAGTATGAATATGAATAGGATTATACTCATTTGGATATTGAGACACAACCCACATTGGCATTATTTGAATCAGCCATTCTTCCTTTTGTACTTCCTCTATAAAATTTGGCACTTGTTGACACTTACACATCATAACAAATTGACGAACCGCAGCCAAATAGAATCTCATCACTCCTGTTTCTTCTAAAATAATAGGGTTAATCAACAATTCAGTATCAATTTCTCCTGCGAGTTTATGTCCGTAAGATTCAGTATTTTCGTCCGCAATAATATTATCAGTAATTTCAATCATCGTTTGAAGAACTTCTGGTGGTAATTTCGTTTTTATGACAGGAGTTGACCACGGCTGCAACACAGTTAGTGGCATTTCAAATTTTTTATTTTCCATCTGTTCTTTTGTAAGTTTCATCTTTTCTCCTTAAAACGAAAGTTTCTCCAATAAATAATTGTCTAAAGAAACAAAAAAGGCAGCTTCCTTGCGAGTTTGGAACGTTTCCTTATCCATCTCTCCAATGTCTCCAAAATCCGAAGTATCCATCCTGTAACAATCCACGCCATATGATAGTAAAAGTTTGATTATTTTGTCTTCTTTTGCTCTCGCATCCGAATCCAGTGCAATATATATCTTATCACAGTTGTCTACAATCTTTTGAAAAATATAGCTATTTTCACGCAACGTAGAGCCTAATAGTGGAATAGCATTGTGGGCAACGATTGCATCAAAGACGCCTTCAACAATTGTGATATCTTTGTCCCAATCTAAATAGAGTTCATTAAAGATAAAATCTTTTTCTGCCGGTGGATTGCAATATTTTTGCCATTCGCCCGATGTATATGAGCGAGCAATAAAATAGTTTAAGTTTCCTTTCATATCAAATGAAGGAATAATAATTCTCTGTTTATAATCTCCATCTGGGCAATATCCTATTTTCCACCAAACAAGATCATCTCTTTCCAATCCGCGAGATTTAAGATATTGTCGAACCGGAATTGATAAGGGATTTATTTCTTTGCCTGTTAAAGATATAAACTCTTTTGGAAGAGAAACATCAAGTATTTCCTTTTCATTGTCAACTTCAGAAAAATCAACAACTCCAACAAGAGATTTCCATTGTTGTTTATGTTCCGATTTTCCATAAGAATAAACAAGTCGTCCAATATCTTTTCCAAGATAATCACAAACCCAGCACTTAAAAACATTTTTGTCAAAGTTAACTGAAAGTTTAGCTTTATGGTGCTTGCATTTTGGACAGTAAAAAAGATGCTCGTCTTTTACTTTATAATAAGAACCAAGAAAGTCTTTTATGATCCTAAGTTTTCTTTCAGACATGTTAAGCCTGCCCTTGCCATGACAAGGGCATCAGCCTGATCATAATATTGAGGTTTTGGATTGCCATGCTTTGTACATTCTACTACAAAACCGGGTTCATTGTCAAGCAGAAACTTCATAACGATTTCTTTAGCTTTTTGACCCCTTTTAATGGTAATCCCGCATTTTTTTCTTGCCGATATTGCTGGGATATATTTTGGTTGAAGTCCAAATTCTTCATAACAAAGCCAAGAAAGAATACCGTTAAACTTAATTAATGTCGAAATGGTGTGGGATGAAGACTTACCCATCATAAACATATTCAAGGCAGGTTCAATAAAAATATGTTTTATTGTATAACAATAAGAAATGTCTTTGAGTCTTTCCCGACAATATGCAACTTTTGTGTAAAAATCTGGAAACTTGGTTTTATTACGTAAATCCCAACTACCAACGTCAACTATGGTTCCATCATAATCAATAATCGCATATCCAGTTATACTTGTTGAGATATCAAGACCGAGAATCATTCCTCACCAATTTTTTCCCAATTAAACTCTCGGTCAATTGTTAAGCCAGGAATGAGGTCTAAAGCTGGTTTTAAATCCCTATTATAAAAAAGTGTCGGATCTTTCCCCTTGGCAAGTATAAAGCGAATAATATACTCACCAACAAAAGTTCTAGGTGAAGTTGAAACTTCTCTATCACGATAAACAGTTGTAACTCCTGTGATTCGTCTTATTGCGTCCATAATATCTGTTCGATCAATATCTTTGGATTGCTCAATGCCCAAGTGACCAACCGCTTCATATCTATCATGAAGTGTTCCTCTTTTTTCGGTTAAAAACTCACGCCATTTTTTAAATGCATTTTCCATATTTGTAAATAGATTTATATTATATCAAAAATCTAACTTTAATTTAAATGTAAAATCGTCTGTCTCTCTTTTTCTGACTGGAGTTGCTAGTTTTGCGATTGCGATAAGATTCCTATTATCATCATAAATCCCAATCTTACTTATATATGTTGTCTTTTTAAAATCTGCACTTCCAGATGAGCCACTAAAATTACTTTTTGTAACATTTTTAATTGAAAGAAAAGGACTTTCTCTAAAAGCCAAAGAACTTGTATAAGCTAACATCGAACCACTTTGACCATATTCTATAAAAGTAGGATTATTTGATTGGTTTAAATGTCCTTTTGGCGCATGTGCCATCATTGTAATATTTGGAACATAGTTTGTTCCGCTAAACGACATTCCAAAACTTGATTTTATTGCGGCTGAACCTGTTTCGCCAAAATAAACCCATCGCGGATTATCTGCACCAACTGAAGATTCATAAATTTCTATATGTGGTGAGCCAGATTTTGTTTGAACAAGCCATGAGCCTGTAAGCATAACAAGACCATCATTATATAAAACGACCCCTGCAACTTTTCCAGAATTATTTCCCGAACCTGTTACTCTTAAAACTCCATCTTTATAATAATCTGTTATTTCTTCTTGAACTGTTCCTGAAAGAAGAAACTTAAGCGACACACTTCCTTTTTGAATTGATGAACCATAAAAAATAGATGGAATATCAATAAATCGCATTTGTTGTCGGCCTTTATCCCAACCCAAATCATCTCCAATAGCTAATGTGGAACTAAGAGCGAAATGAGGACTATAAACATTATAGTTTTGAAGCACATTTTCTAATGCCCCGAAATAAGAACCAGATCGTCGATTAGCTGCTTTAGTCGGAGAATTTCTATCAATACCAGAACCACTCATTGTTGGATAATAAAACGATGAAATCGTGGCAGACATTGGATAAGAGCCCGAAAAAACGGTGCCATAGTTTGTTTGTTTATATGATGCAGTTGTTACAGTTTTAAAAGTTGTATGATCACTGTTTTTAGTTAAAAATGGATATATTAAAAATGAATTATCTCGATTAACATTATATTCGTATAAGTTTACATATCCAACTGGAACGCCTGATGCAGTAGAAGAATAAGTTCCATTTTGACCAACTTCATTATTAAGATAAACAGAGCCAGTATAAATGAAAAGATCAACTTGTGGATGAGTTTTTAGTTGATTATAAAAGATATCATTTCTTTTAAACTTATAAAATGGCATCGATATAAATAGTCAGATTGATTATTAATAATCAAGTCGAACACGAACTGTCATATCGGTTGAGGGATTTTTTTTCAATGGTTCTGAAACTTTTGCGACTGCCAGAAGTTCATTATCATCAGAATACAACCCCACGGTTGTAAAATAAGCTATCGGATCATCAGTCTGACTATTCTTGACGCGAATCTTACTACTGCTCAAATATGTTGGATTTGCACTATAGTTCCAATCCCCATGACCAACACGACAGAAATAAATCGCTGAATTTAATTCAGTTGTATTATTGAAGCTTAGATTATAAACTCTATGTCGAATCGCGTCACAACTTGCTGAAATAGATGAGCCGGTAAACTGTGCGTTCATCGTGGGTGGAGTAGCTGCTGAGCCGGTGTTTGCACCAAGACCAAGCATTGCCATGCTTGAACTCGGACTTGCATCTGATTCAACTCCGTATGTTTGAAAAATTCCACCGGTAAGAACTGCAACTCCAGCTTGATAAAAAAGCAATCCGACTTTTGTATCCAATGGCATTGTGGAGCCAGTTCCATACAAAATAGAATATTCACCAGTTGGTGAGTTAACAAGATAACTTGAAGTCGCTTTAGTATCAGTTATTGTGATAAGATTTCTAAATTCTCCACCAACCGATGCAGACATATAAGAAGAACTTGCTGCTAGCTTAAGACTAAAAGAACCTTTTTTAATTTCATCTTTTGTTAATAAACGAGAAAAATTTAAGAACACACATTCTTTTAACTTTGTTCCTCCACTTGTTACATCACCATCTTGATCAAACTGCAAAATATTACCAGAAGCATCGTGTCCTTGAAGAACTGCTGCCATCTGATTATATATATTAATCTTTTTTGCATTTTGAACGTTTGTAGAGGCCGACAATGTTGAGCCAGTAGAATATCCAAGAGTAATATCAAATATGTGATTTGCCGAAGAACTTAAATAAGGATAATCGTAAACACTTTGAAACATTCCGTGTGAATAGTTTTTAATGTTTGGTTCGCTTCCAAGAGCAATGGTTGTTCCACCATAAGTTCCCGATAAGATAGATCCTGTTAATGGAATAGATTCGTGTAAAAGAGTTCTTGTACTAGTTCTATCGTCATTCTTGAAGTATTTAAAAATTGATGCTGCCATATTTTATCCTTTTATTAAGTAGGTACTTTTACAAATCTCACTGGAACATCTATTCTATACCCAGTTGTTGCGCCAGTTACTCTCACAATTGTATCAATGTATTTAACTGTTTGTCCAGTGGGATTACCAGTAGCTCCACTCGCCCAAGTATTTCCTAGTTGATCAAAGAGATAATCACTTGTATTAAGATCGATAGAAGCCCCAATCGAAAACGTTAAGACTGTTCCTCGTGGCCCATCAAGTACCTGCGCTGGACTAAACTTTGGTTGAGAACGATCAGTGTTTGAAGCAACAAATTGCCTATCAGCTGTGGATAAAAAATAAGAAGCAATGTTGTCATCATCAATAAAATTTACATTAGCTTGTTGAACTTGAGAGCTTGCTGCCAACGATGGACTAACAATATTTCCAAACCGATTATCCATTTCAATAATATATTGTGTTTCAATTAAATCTTCATCGATTGTTTTAGAAGGGCTTATTGCACTATTATCGATTCCCTGATCAATGCGGATAAAGCCGCCATCTAAAGATGCTCCACGAATAACGCCATCGTCATTACCAAAACCACCTTCGGCATTAGATTCTTCGCTATTTGAATCGACTGCAACAACATATCCTCCAATAGTGTGTTCTTTGTGTTCACCACCATTAGCATTTATTTTTAATACAGGCAAATATAACAGATTTGTTCGAGGAATAGTAACAAGTTTGCTATTCATTGTTGCTGTGTTATTTGTAAAAGATTCTAGAACAGGGGTTTGCATAATTTCTAAATCATAATATGCGCTTCCACTTGCATGATCTTTATTGTAAAGTCCGTAATTGATTTCATCATCTCCAAGAGCAAATTTAGTGATCCTGAATGAACCATCTCCTTTTGCAAGGCGAAATCTCCCAGTATCAGTTAAAACTGCATCTAGAATAATATCACCACTATTGTCTAAAAATCCCATATATTTCTCCTGTTCTATCTCTAAATAGTTTCAAAATTACTTATTTGTCCCATATTTTTACCCACTTATATTTGTCAACAATCTTTATCGCTTGGATTTTGAATATGACCAGTTTTAAAACTAATATTAAGATCCATTTTTCTTCCTGTCTTTTTTGAGGTTAACCTTATTTTAAACTTTTTAGGAACTGTTTCAGTTGACCATATTGATCCAATCTGATCCTGAAACCCTAATACTGGTGGATTTGATGTGAAATTAAAAGTTGATAAGGAAGATACTCTCTTATCGGTAGTTTGATCAACCAAACCTGTTTCTTTCTCGTCCAACACCACTTGATTAAATGACGGTTTAATTTGAATAAACTTTTTGCCTGTTTTTGTTGGAGTTCGTGGATCTGGGGCAACTGGTGCTGGAAACGTATCAATATCAAGCCATACAGTCCCATTATCATCATGCATAATAATTTCATATACAATTGTTGGATTTGATTTATTCCCATGAACGTCAACAGATCTGAAAGTGTACCAATATTTTTTGTTTGGTTTTATATCGTCTTTAAACGATGCCGAAGATGCTTTTTGACAAGGATTTGAAAAATATATAGAACTATCCGCTGTTGCGTGATATTTAAAATCTCTCCAAGTAGTCGGTTTTGAGTCGGTCCTCCATATTTCAAATGAGTTTACTGGATCATCGCTTTTAAACTCAATCGGCGGGTTCGGGCCATCCCAAAATGGTATTTTTTGATTTGACACATACTTGCCGCTCAAATCGTCGTCTTCTTCTGACATAGAAATAAATGGAGCTTTATAACTTCCAACGCTGCCATTCAAAAATATAAGAAGTTTGTTGCTTATTCCTCGATATGGAATTAGATTAACATCTGGTTCGACTGGTGGTTTATCAATAATAACTGTATTAAAAGTAAATTGTGGAACTTCGATTAATACAAGAGAGGGTTCCGAAAAAACACAAATTTCTGCCTTATTATATTCTAGAGCATTTTGCGGATCATTAGAAACAATTTCTGGTGTTTCTCCCATTACAGCCTCAGTATAAGTGTTAGAGTTAAATGTTTTATTAATAAATGTAATCCAATCTTTTGCATTATATGGCGCGGTGCCAACAGGTTCCCCTGTTAAAGTTTCTTGATTAAGGCTTTCAAGAGAAACGGATGTATCTATATAATCAGTATTAATCGCAGCCGTTCCACGATCATCTGAATAAATATTATATTCTCCATCAGCACATAATGGCATATTATTTATTTTGTAACGGTATTTCGTTCCAATCACAAATTGATAAGCATAAACAGTATATTTATACCTAACACCATAACGAACTTGTGTATCAACGTATTTTAGAGCGTCTATTTCACTAGAGTTGGGAAGCCAAATATTCTGAATGATTTCATCTGTTACCGGGTTCTTTTTCTCAATTCTATAAAATAAAGTTTCTGAATATGCTTGTTTTCCATCATAGACTTCTTTATATGTTCGCGCAAGTCCAGAACTAAAATTTGTTCCCAAGATTTTCTTGGTCATCCAGCCCCTTAAAGAATCCAAATTGGCCGATAAAGATGCCAAACAATTATTTGCTGCATTATTGATTTCTTCAAGCTCTGCATCTGTTGGACTATATAAATACATCCAATTCTTACCACCACCAGGTGAAGTTATTGTTGGAGAAGTTACAAGGGCAGAAGATGCTTTTGTCATCAGAAACTGGCCAATATCCCAATATCTGTAATAGCCATCTCTCATGCCAGCAAAAGTTGGATCAATAGATGAAACTCGATCCATTCTCATCCACCTATTCCAAGGTCTTTCCTCGTATTCAGGAACAAGACCTTTGCCCC